TATCCATATGTAGGTCCTGCGTATTTATTCTTGAACTCTTTACCATTGGCAACTTTGAGAGAACAATATAAAACTTTAGACGAGGGTACGACAAATATTGCAACTGATTTAGATTATTTATTCGCAGCGTTTACACAATATGGTGCCATTCACAAATTACCATACGCTTGGGTTTTAAAATATGGTTCGATATGGCATAGATATAAGAAATACATTACTGACAATATTGACATACTTGATGTTACAGTATGGAATAATGTTAATATTCCGTCTTTGTATGACCCAAATGGTTCTGATTTAACCAAAACGTATTCGTTTAGAAATCAGAATAATGTACCTGTTGAAATTGTTGCTCAAAAAGAAGTAACCACAACATCGACTTTTGGTATTAATAACACACTATCAACAGTCAACATAGGTTTTTACCCAAGAATGGTAAATGAAATTTACTACATGATTACGGGTACGGATTTATTCACAACGTATAGTGATACTGAAATACAAGCCGCTGTTGAGTTCGGAATGAATGTTGATTACATTCCTGACTCACAAATTGTTTTACCATTTGGTTATGATAATACTAATCTATCCAAAACACTTAACTACAATACTTGGTATGTGACATTTGATACAAGAGAAAGACCTGCGTTCCAATCCGTTGGAAGTAACAAAACTATTGTAATACCATCGTTTGGTTCGAATTACAACCAAGTTGTGGGGGAATGTTTTGTGGACACATCAACAGGTCTTTTAATTACACAACCCGTTGAGAATAATAGTGCAATATTTAACGGAGCCGTTAGAACATTTTGGACAGCACCAAACTATGGTTACTTTGAGTTAAACAGTATTACTAAACCAAACTACAACGAATATTTCAAATCTGTAAGTACGGGTAATTCCCAAGACGCTTTTAGACTTGGTCAAACATATTCTAATATTGAGGAAATATTTGGTGTGTTCAAAACGGAGATATTAGATACGTTTGAATTGGAGTTTTTAAACTTTAGTAAATCATTACGTGATTTAACAGCTGATGAACTTCAAAGTTCAGAATTTTCAAATAAGAATTTCCAAACAATTCTAACAAAATTATTAACTATTGAAAATGTTGATAATGGTATCAATCAAACAGATTATGTTACACAGGTATCAAATTCACAAAAATCGGTAATATCATCAACTTTAAATAATTTTATAAATTATGATAGTTGTTTTAGATATGGAAATCCTGGTAATTTTGATAGAAAAGTATTTGGAACATTTTCTAGTGTACCCACTATAAATGGTATTGGTGGAGTTGCCGACCCCTACGAATATAACGCATATGTTAGTGGAAGTTTACCAACCACCTTTGGAACAACAACTTTAGCTCAATCACAAGCTCTTTATCCCGAAGCTTGGCAAGCAATGTATTTAAATGTTGGTTTTGGAACTGAACCTGAAATGGTGTATTCAAATAATGGAAGTTATTTTACGGATTTCTTTACTACAATGGATGTTGAATTTACTGAAACAAATGTTCAGACATTTGCACCACTTATTAAAATATTTGCGGCAAGAAAATATACCTCATTACAAAGTGGATTACAACCAACGTACACTCAAAGTAATTTCCAAACAGATATAAATAATTTTTATACACAAAGAAATGGTTATTTAAATGATGTGATAAATCAGTTGTTCCCGACACTACAGAGACAATTACCAAATGTTACCGAAACTGTTGAGAAACCTATATTGTCTGCTGTTGATGGACAACAACCAAAAGTAGAACTTTATGAAACATTTAAAGCCTTTAATGATAAATGGATTGCGGGTCTTGAAATAACTGATAGAACTTTATACCAAGATGTTCTTTTCTTGGATAGGGCAAACCAAGATATTGGAGATAAAGTTTTGGTTGATGTTTTTAAATTAATGGACTTCTTTTCAGGAACAACGTCTGTTGATACTCGAGTTATTGATTTTGTTTCACAAATCGTATATGACAATCAATTTGTTATGATGCCTTTACCAGCATATGTTAACTTTTGGGGTGTTGGTGAAGTTAAACAAGGTGTTACTCCAAATGCCGAATCTAGTGAATCGTTAGCAAATTCGATGTTTGGTACTTTCTTGGATGTTGATACTAGATATTCGGAATCAAAATTTGTGTGTTATTATGCCGGTAAACCTAGTGAACACTTGGATATGAGAGAGGCGAAAGATTATAGATGGAGAACAGATGCTTTTGATATTTCAAGTACGGCATCAAACCCAATTGTTGTTAATTTAATAAATAAGAAAGATTGGGCTACGTCTAACAAAGTGGTTGGTTTTAATGTTGATTTTGGAACCCGAAACCAAACTATATTCTCAAGTATACAATTAGACCAAAATCCTGCTGCGGCAACTACAGAGGCAAACCAAGTATTAGCTAATATGGCAAATGCTGCTGCGGGTAGAAGAACAAATACTCAAAGTGTTAGTTTATATAATTTGTATAAAAATAGGAGTTATGAGTGTAGGATTGAGGCGATGGGTAACATGATGATTCAACCAACACAATATTTTAACTTAAGATATGTACCTATGTTTAGAGGTCCTTATATGGTTCAATCGGTAGAACACATCATAGAACCTGGAACTTTTAAAACATTTTTTACTGGTATAAGAATGCCGATATATTCTCTTCCACTAATAACAAAACAGATTATGTCAATAAATCAAAATTTATTGAATGAATTAGTTCAAAGTGTTTTTAGATTAAAAGAAACTGCTGAAACAACGGCTCAACCATCGGTAAATATTATAACAATTGGAAACAATATCCAAGTAAATACCAACTATACATCGACAGAATCTGTTATTTGTTATAAAGATATAATTGCTGCGAATCCGGCATATCAAAACTTTACACCGATTGAGAATGTTCGTCACAATATTTCAATATCGGATTTTGCTAAATTGTTAAAAACAAAAGTTACTAACCCAATTGCCCGTTTAATGGTTTTTTATACCGCATATTTAAATGGTCACGATGACAAAATATTATATACCTTTAATCATGACTTAGGAAATACTCCATTGGGTGGAGTACCAAAACCTCAAATAAGTTATGGTGGTAGAAAAGTTTATTTTACAACTAACTATGGTTGTAAAACAAATCAATCAGGTTTATCTACACCGTATGCGGTATTTGATTCGTTTGAAAAATCTATTGATTTCATATATAACTATTATTATAACCCAACATCACCAAGAAATAGTTTGTTATATTCTTTATACCCAAATTGGGATTTAAATAAAGAGTTAGAAACCGCGACACAAATGTATTTTACTTGGGTATATTGGTGGCCATCACAAAACTATCAAAGTAAGGAAGAGCTTGCTAATTTCCTTAAACAAAACGAATCAACTTTAGCTGAGTTACAGAAGAGTGCTGTTGAAGTTTTACAACTTTCTAAAAGTTTTGACCTTATTTAAAACAAAAGATATTTATTAAGAAAAGAATATTATGGATATTAAAACACATTTAGACAATTATCTTGGAAAAAACTCAAGATACACCGAAAAAAACACTGGAAATGGATTCACAGAAGTTTGTGATTTGAATAGTGGTGAGTGTTATACTGTTAGAGAAAGAGACGGTCTAATCGAAAGAGTTGATAACACAATGAAGACAAATAGAAGAGTCCAAGTTGAAACACCTCAAGGATTTAAACAATTATTAAATGGTTAAAAAATGGCTGTAGATAGAAAAATTATAGAAGAAATTAAAAGACATTATAAGATTAACACATATATCATGGAACAGGATGCTATTGCTGCACCTGAAGTACCAGCACCTGACGCACCGGCACCCGAAGGAGTAGAAGACCCGATGTTAAATACGGAAATCCCAACACCTGAAGTAATTGATGTTTCACAAGATAGTGAAGTTGAAAAGATTGATGACAGTGGTAAAAGTGAAGAAAGTGGAGAAGAAAGTGATTCTGAAGAATTGGACATTACTGATTTAGTAACTTCACAAAAAAATGTTGAATCAAAACAACAAGAATACTTTGATATGATGTTTAAACAAATTGAAGACATGCAATCAAAGTTGAATAGTATGGACCAAGTTTTTGAGAAATTAAACTCGATGGAACAAAAAATTGAGAAATATAGACCAAGAACTGCTCAAGAAAAATTAGAATTGAGAAGTTTGGATAGTGGTCCATTTAATCAAAAACTTTCAAGTTTCTTTGATGACAAACAAGAAGATATGGAAAAATCAGGTAAAAACGAATATGTTTTAACATCTGATGAAGTAGAACAAATCGTACCATCTGAAATCAAAAAAACATTTGACAACTACGGTGACGAACCAACCCAAACATCTTTTAGAGTGGGTTGATTTTAAAAAAAATTTTACTATACTTTGAGGGTCACGTTGTGACCCTTTTTATTTGGCGAATAATTTGACGAACACTAAAAATTAACCTATACTTAAACAACTAAAAAACAAAATTATGATGAGTTCACTTGACGCAGTACTTTCACAGTACGAAAAAAACACACAATCTTTCGGAGACGCAAACAAAATGTCTCAAGAGGAAAGAATGAAAAAGTATTTCGCTTGTATCCTTCCACAAGGACAATCGCAAGGACAACGTAGAGTCCGTATTCTCCCAACACCTGACGGTTCGTCACCATTCAAAGAAGTTTGGTATCACGAATTACAAGTAGGTGGTAAATGGCAAAAGTTTTATGACCCAGGCAAGAACGACAACGAACGTTCACCTTTGAATGAGGTTTATGAAGAACTTATGTCAACGGGAAAAGAATCCGACAAAGAATTGGCTAAACAATACAAATCACGTAAATTTTACATCGTGAAGGTTATTGACCGTGATGCTGAGGAAGAAGGAGTAAAATTCTGGCGTTTTAAACACAATTACAAAAATGATGGTATCTTGGATAAAATCATTCCTATTTGGAGACAGAAAGGTGATGTTACTGACCCTGATAAAGGTAGAGACCTTATTGTACAGTTGGTTAAATCTAAAACACCTGGTGGAAAAGATTACACATCAATTCAGACAATCATGCACGATGACCCAACATCACTTCATGAGAATGCAGCAACTAAAGAAGAGTGGTTGAAAGACGCTTTGACTTGGGCTGATGTTTACTCTAAAAAACCTGTTGAATATTTGGAAGCTCTTTCTCGTGGAGAAGAACCACGTTGGGATTCTGAAACAGGAAAATACCTTTATGGTGATGAAAGTGTTATGACTATGGGTGGTGCTAAAACAAACACACCAAGTCCATTCCACTCAGACCCTCAGATTAATGCTGAACCTGACGAGGACCTACCATTCTAATAAAAACAAACATCATGTATGGTATCTTGTATGGTACCATACATGATTAATTTACGACAAATATGGCAATCAAAAAAAACGATTTTAGTTCAATCAAGAAAAAATTCTCTACTTCAGCGAAGTATAAACCCCAACGTTTTTTGGAATTGGGAAATCATTTCTTAGATGCGGTAGGACTACCGGGTCCTGCAATTGGGCATTTAAATATGTTCTTGGGTCACTCTGACACAGGAAAAACAACTGCGGCTGTAAAGTCGGCAGTTTCAGCACAGAAACAGGGTATTCTTCCTGTTTTTATTATTACAGAACAAAAATGGAGTTTTGAACACGCAAGACTAATGGGTTTTGAGTGTGATGAAGTTATTGACGAGGAAACAGGTGAGGCGGATTGGGACGGATTCTTTATCTTCAATAACAACTTTAGTTACATTGAACAGATTACAGATTACATTAACGAACTATTGGACGCACAAGAAAAAGGTGAGTTGGATTATAGTTTGTGTTTTATTTGGGATTCTGTTGGTTCAGTTCCTTGTAAGATGACTTACGAAGGTAAAGGTGGTAAACAACACAATGCTGCGGTTCTTGCCGACAAAATTGGTATGGGTATCAACCAACGTATTTCAGGTTCAAGAAAATCTGATTCAAAACACGAAAACACTTTGATTATCATCAACCAACCTTGGGTTGAATTGCCTGATAATCCATTTGGTCAACCAAAAATTAAGGCAAAGGGTGGTGAAGCAATTTGGTTAAACTCATCTTTGGTATTCTTATTTGGAAATCAAAAAGGTGCTGGTACAAACAAAATTTCTGCAACCAAAGACAAACGAACTGTTAAGTTTGCAATTCGTACAAAAGTTTCTGTTATGAAAAACCACATTAATGGTTTGGGTTATGAGGATGGAAAGATTATTGTTACACCTCATGGATTCTTGGCAGGAAAAGATGCTGCGGAAGAAAAAGTTTCTATTGAAAATTACAAGAAAGAACATGCTGATTATTGGAAAGAAATAATTGGTGTTGATGGTGATTTTGATTTGACAGAAATTGCAGAACCTGCATAAAAACATTTACGTGAAGACACTTTTAGTAGACGGAGATAACTTATTCAAAATAGGATTTCACGGAGTGAGAGACCTATTTGTTGAGGGAAACCATATTGGGGGTGTCTTCCATTTTGTTAATACATTACGTAAACAAATTGATGAACATAACTACGACAAAGTCTTGGTATTTTGGGACGGTGACGACAACGCATCCGTGCGTCGTAAACTATATCCTAATTACAAATTAAACAGACGACAAGATATGAACGAGTACAAACTCGAATCGTATCACACACAAAAAGCACGAGTAAAAGAATACATTGAAGAATGTTTTATTCGTCAAATAAGAGTAGATATGAACGAGTCTGATGACTTGATAGCCCACTACTGTAAAATAGCACCAGAAGAGAAGAAAACCATCTTATCAGCCGATAAAGACTTACTTCAGTTGGTGAACGAAAACACAACCATATATTCACCAATCGCCAAAGTGTTTTACACTCACGGTAAAAAAGTTAAGATTGGTACATATGAAATGCCGGCTTGTAATATTTTACCATACAAGATTATTACAGGTGACAAGTCCGATAATATAAA